CTACGAGTGCTACTATCAACGACACAACTGTAGTAATCAACTCACAAGATGTCCAGCGTGAGGTTTTGCGTCTATGTTCTTTCAAGAAGAACCGTGAAATCCGTTCTGCTCCGACTATGTTGGATAAATACCAAGATTACAACGATGCGTTCGGCACTCTAAATAATCCTAATGCTGGATACGATGGGGCTACTGATTTTGATAATGTGCCTAATGGTGCGTTTTACAATCTACAATTTACCGCACCAAACGGCACGGCTTTAGGCACTTCAGCAACAACTCATACTCCCGCTTGGGTTGGTGCTGGTGCTGGTAATCTTGCCCCTTATGTATCAGTAAATGGTATTCCAGTTGCCCCCGAGAATTGGAACTCTTTAGAAAACTATGTAGCCGATGACATCGTTCAGTATGGGGGTGATATTTGGTATGCGGTTAATCCTTTAACTGGAACTGCTCCGGCTTCTCCCCGATGGGAAGTTCTCAATTCGGGTTCAACCAGTTATACTTTGTATATCTCTTGGAGAACAACCGAGCCTATCATTCTTTCTCCTTTTGTCTTCTCCGACGAGTATGAATGGGATACTGGATTGTTCGGCATCTCTAACATTCAGTTAATAATGAACTTGGTGTCAAGTCCTAACCGTGTTATTCGTCAATCAACCCGTGCGGGACGCAGTATTGAGGCAATTCAATATTCATCTGGCGTAGCAAACGCTTTTGTAGATAGTGTTGTGAATGTTCAGTTCCTCACTCCAAGTTTAGATGTTCCTCTTCCACCAAAGAGCGTTGTTCCCTATATGGAGTTCCCTCGCTACATTACACAGTATCAGAACCAAGCAATCGCACCCGGTGCGGTAGGACAGATTGTATCTCAAACAATCACTCTACCAACTATTCCCGATTTGCTCCTTATCTATGCTAAACCACAGTCATACGACTACACAGAAGCCGATTATTATTTCCCTCTTGCTACAAGTGCCGATGGTGTTCGCAATCCTATCACTATCAACTTTGACAACTTCAGCGGTCTTCTCTCAAGCACTACTGCTGAACAGTTGTTCCAGATGTCCGTTCATAACGGATTGGATATGGATGTAAATACTTTCTTCGGACAAGGTCATAGTGCGGGTGGTTCATATTCCTACACTCAAAACCCTTCGGGAACTGTTGTTGTTCGTCAGCAAGGTCAAGTAGTGCCTCTCGTTGGTTCGTTGTTGGTGCTAAAGCCCTCACAAGATATTACGCTACAAAGCGGACAAGCACCATCACTTGTAGGTAATTTCACTCTACAGTTCAACTTGACAGTTAAGAACACGACCTCAAAGGCACAACAGCCCCAGTTGTATGTAATTACTGCTAATTCTGGCTTTTTTGAGAGTATTCGTGGTTCAAGTAGAGTTATTAAGGGAGTTCTCTCCGAACAAGATATTATCTCTGCTCCTCTTGCCCCTATGGCTGTTCGCTCCGAATTAAACCGTATGGTGGGCGGTCTATCTTTCGGCTCACTTTCAAATGTCCTATCAAAGGCAAAAGATGTCTATCAAGCCACGAAACCAGCGGTTTCGGCTCTGAAAAATATGATGCCCGAAGAGGGTAAGATGGGACAAGCCAAAAATGTTCTTGGAGCATTAGGATATGGAACTGGGGCTGGAACTGGGGGTCGTAAGAAGTCTTTGGCTCAACGATTGATGTAATTTTAAATCAAAAAAAAATCTAAACCTCCGATATACAAAAATGTCCGTCGCTCAACTTTTGAAAGGCGACCCCGCCAGATTGGCTCTACCAGCAAACTTGTTGCCTATTGCGGTTGGTTCTTCTATAATTACGGCTGGAACTAATAATGTAGTAGTAGCAAATCCAGCCATTCAGCAAGGTTCTATTATAATCTGTTGGGGTGATGGTGCTGTTGATGCTACTGCTCTTACTTTTTCAGTAGATGACCTTATTGCCGACACTTCATTCCGTATTTCAGCGAATGCTAATGCTACGGCTGATAAAGCCGTTAATTGGGCGGTTTTAAGATATTAACATCGTAGATAGTTCTTTACCCGTAAAAATCACGACCCTTTAGAGCAGTATCCGAAGTGGCGGGGTTTCCGAATTAAAGAAAAATGTCTATATGCGTTTTTATTTCGTATGCTATTTTCACTATAACTCATAGAATGGAATATAGTGATTATATATCTCAAGTCGCAACAATAAAAAACCCGTCGGGTTGGGGACACATACAAAATCCTAATTTAGAACATATAACATCTACTACGAAGTTTATTAATCTCCACTCCAAAGAGATAAAAGATAATCTGACATCAATTACAAACGCTCCGACCCATTCTTCTATTAAACCTACCACTCCTACTCCTTGGATTAGTTCCATCACATTTTCGTAGGTGTCCCGTCATCCAAGTCCTACATATAGGAGTATTACATTTTTCACATATTAACTTTTCTTTTTTCCATTCAGAAACCTTTTGTTTATTGGCTTCACGCCACCTCTTACAAACTAAAGCGTGTCTATTCTCTGTATCTTGTGGAATATCAGTATGAACTCTATCTTGATTAAAGCAATTCTCGGCTTGTGTTATGTATCGCAGATTTTCAACACGATTATTCAGAGAGTTTCTGTCAATATGGTCTATTACAAGACCGTTTGGTTTTTCACCGATAAAATGTCGTGCTACTAACTGATGAATATGATAGTTAGTTCGCTTACCACCTCTATTAATTTGAAAGTATTTGTATCCTCTATTATTGATAGAACCTTTAACATCTCTATAACCACCGCTTAACATTTTCCTTCTTATGTTGCCTATATTGGATATTTGATAATCTCCAATACAATCTTTCCATTGTTCGTCTTCCATTCTAATCTATCTAATAAACTATCCTTTAAATCCCGAATGGTAAAATTACCATTCTAACCCCAGATTACAGATAGGGCAAGTGAGTTCGCAGAATACGGGTCTTGTTTCCAGTCGCCCTTTATCTTGGTCGCACGGGCTAAATACCTCCGACGGTGTTCGTCCGCTTTCTTATCCCCAGAAAGTGTGTAAAGAATGTGGTCGCCAAGTCCAACAGCACCAAACTTAACAATCTTTCCGTCGCAGTTCGGCATTTGTAGTTTATGCGTATCGTCATCAGAGAATGACAATAGTTTATAGGCTAAACCGTGTTCTTTAGCATTCTGTTTAGCCTCTTCCAAGTATTCATCGGCAGATACTTTCATCTTATTAAGTTGTTTAGCGAATGCGGGTGAAGGGTTGTGTCCTCCTCTACCATATAGAATAGTATCAATAGCACCAGCAGTATCAGTAATCGCTCTTGCGACGGGGGCAGTATATTCGGGTAGTTCAGTAAGTAGTTTATCTACTGGTTGTTTAACGAAGTTATATAACGATGGAGTGCCTAACCCACTTCCTAATAGAATAGCCATTATAAAGTCTTGACAGTTGTTAGTGAAAGCGTCATAAGTAAAGAACTTGTCAGCCAAAACCGATTGTCCGCCTTTAAGTAGTCCGTTAATTGTATGTCCGCCACCGTTCATAGGGACTTCAACGGTTTCAGTCTGTTCGGTTGTGGCTTTAGATGGTTTGACGCTAATAACTTCATTCTTTTCTATTGTGTATCGTCTTGTGAAGTCATTAGACGCACTTGTTTTTACTTCAACTTCCAGTCCGAGATGGAACAACTTATCATAAGCGTATTTAGAACGAACTTCATTCCATTTGCCGAGTGTTATAAAATCAAGTGCTTTATTGATTGTAGATTGTATAGGGTCGCGTCTTATCATAATACGAGTTATAGGCATATTGCCTATTTCTGACAGCAAATTACGGACATAAGGTGGATAATCTTTTCTGATTACTTTATCACGCACGGTTTCAGACACTTTAGTAATTACATTACTAATTGCTTGTTTTCCAGCGTCCCATATATCACCGAAGAAACCCGCACCAACAATATTTTTAACGAACATAGCACGGCGAAATGTCTTTGGAGAATATTTATCACGGTGTTCTATTACCTCTTCTGCGAATTGTAATGGTGTCATACCGTGTGATAGGGCTTGACGGGTGAATGCTCCTTCTTTAAATCCCCTTTTATTAACGACGGACTGTATCCATTTTTTATCCTTCTTACCACCACTCATTACGGGGTTGTTTGCTTGTTCCGCCCATTGTCCGACACCTTTAGCGAACTCTCTTAACGGCGGGGGAACACCCGGAGCATACTCGGCTAATAATTGTGTTGCTTGTGCTACACCACTAACAGCATCACGGGCTAATGCTCTATCTGGTCTATTCTTTTGTTCCCACGCTTGAAAAGCATTATTACATTCCGCTTTTGTCATTCGTGTTTTAACAGCATCGCCCGATTGATTGTAGGGACACATAACCTCTTCCATTTGAGGGTATTCTTTCAGATATTCATCGTATAATTGGTTCTGAATGTTTAATCGTTGGAGTTCAATATCGGAGCGTTTAGAAGAAGATACATTAGATGTTGCCCGTCGTCGTGATAAATCTTCATATTCTTTTACATATTCTTCATACGGTTTGCTTGTCTTTTTTTTCTCGTATTTTTCCCGTGTTAGTAAGCGTCCCATCATATCTTTATATTTGGCTTCGTCAAAAACGATTTCATCGGTCGGTAGTTGAATACTTTGAAAAGTATTATTACCGATTTTTTGTGATGCTCCAACGCCGATTTGAGAGGGGAACTCATTTAGTTCTAACCACTGGTTAAATGTTGGAATAGCAGTCTGACCGCCTCTTATTGCTTTAGGTGGTTT